AAAAATTTATATCACATGTTGTCTGTATTGCGGGAAAAATATTGAAGCTTCATTCCCGTCAAGAAAGAAATTCTGTAATGCAAACTGCCAAAATAGATATAGATACTACAGTGGAAAAGACAACGTTCAAAGAACGTGTGTTATTTGTGGTAAAAACTTTACAGCGAATAAATATTCTAAAATCAAAACCTGTGCCAAGGATTGTGCAAATATCTCAACTTCCAGAACTAAAAGATGTATATAATATTACCGTAGACATTGATCATGTTTTTTACGCGAATGGTATCTTGTCTTGTAATTGCGATGCTCTTGAATATCTTTGCATGTTTATTGCCGAGCGTGATATTCATGATAAACGCTGGAAAGATTTAAGTTCAAAAGTAAATTTAACAAACTATAAACCAGTGAATTCAATCGGGGGATACTAAAATCAGCGCGAGGGAAATAAAACTCAGGGGAAAATTATGGATGAAATAAAATCAGAGTTTCAGGAATCAAAACGTAATTCAGAAGTAATGGTGTCATTCGGCGCGCGCCTTTATAACCAGTTCACCGCCAATGAAGGGTTCCGGTACGCCAAGGAGCAACAGTGGCTGGAAGACCTTCGCGCATACAAAGGATTGTATGACCCGGATGTAAAAATATCAGCGGATGCTTCTAAGGTCTATCCGAAGTTGACCCGTTCCAAGGTCAATATCGTTCTTTCCCGGCTCCATGAAATGCTGTTCCCGGAGAATGACAAGAATTTTGAAATCAAGCCGACTCCGGAACCCAAAATATTTCCGGAAATAGTAGAGGAAATAATTCAAGGTTTACTTCAACAGAAAATGATGGAAATACAAATAGCGATGCAACAGAATCAGCCCGGTTCTATGCCCGGTTCTATGCCTGGTTCTATGCTTGGCCAACAACCGGAAATCCAGCCTCTGTCTATCGAGGATGTCCGGATGGCCATAAAAGCTTTTTCCGATGCCACCTGCGAATCTATGTCCAAAGTAATCGATGACCANCTTCTTGAAATGGATTACCCNGAAGAAACNAAAAAAGTATTAAAATCAGGATTATTGTATGGAACCGGTATTATGAAAGGTCCTATGATTAATAAACATACCCGGCATAAATGGGAACCAAATCCTGACGGTGATTATCAGGAAGCCAGAGAAACAGAGGATGTTCCTTATTTTGAAGCCATTCGTATCTGGGACTGGTATCCTGATATGACGGTTACTGAAATGTCCATGATAGAGGGAAGTTTTGAACGTCATATCATGTCCAAACATGATATTCGTGAACTCATTGACCGTGAAGATTATTACGGTGACATTATAACAAAATTCCTTACCGAACATCCAAATGGCAACTACACTGCAAAGAATTGGGAAATTCAACTTCAAACCATAGAAATGGAAGCCGGAGCCAAAAGTACTGCTACAACAACCGCTTATACTGCAACCGGCGAAACCAGCAGGGCGACCAACCGTCAAATTGGCAAAAAATATGAAGTTCTTGAATTTTGGGGATATATTGACGGTTCTGATCTTGAGGCATGTGGAGTCAATATATCAGACCCGACTCTGGAATATGCGGCAAATGTCTGGATAATAGGGAAAACAATTATCAAGGCTACTCTTTTTGAAGGCGCTCTCAATCGCTATAAACTGTTCTATTACGAAAAGGATGAAACAAGTTTGTACGGTGAAGGTCTTGCTCGTGTCATGCGTCATAGCCAGATTGCCGTTGCGTCTGCGGCCCGTATGGTTCTTGATAATGCCGCTGTAATCAGTGGACCTCAAGTAGAAATTAATTGGTCACTACTCACTCCCGGACAAGATATGTCATCCTTCCATTCTCGTAAAATATGGTATCGTGAAGGCCGTGGAATTGAAGCCCAATACCCGGCTATCCGCAATCTGAGTTTTGAATCCCACATTGATGAACTTATTGGAGTTTCCAAATTCTTCATGGAATTTGCCGATATCGAAACCACACTCCCTACCTGGCTGGCCGGTCAAATGGTNAATAATGAAACTGCGCAGGCTGCTTCCGGCAGAATGGCAACCATAACCATAAGTATTAAAGACATTGTAAAGAACTTCGANATGTTTACAGAACATATTATCCAGGATCTCTACGCNTGGAANATGGAATTTAATCCCAGACCTGATATAAAAGGTGATTATAGTGTAAAAGCCCGTGGGGTGTCTTCCCTTATTATGAAAGAAATCCGTATGCAGGCCATAAATCAGTTCATGTCTACCCTTACCCCTGAAGATTTGGTCTACATTCCCCGCCGTGAACTTCTGAACGAACGTCTGAAAGTCCATGATATCAATATCAATCTTAAAACAGAGGAAGAGGCCGATAAGATCCGCGAACAACAGTCCAATTCTGAGATGGCCGTATTGGAAAAAGAAATGTTGAAGTCTGAAATAGCCAAAAACAAGGCTCAGGCCATGAGTAATTTAACTAAGGCAAAACAAAAAAATGTAGAGGCCAACAAAGAGGCGGAAACTCCACCCGAAATTTCTGAAAATGAGTCACCGGAAATGAAAGACGGCCAGATTAGAACAGGAACAGGCCAAAACTGATGATCAGAGAACTAAAACCGTCTTGATGGTTGACAAACACCAAGCAGAAAAGGCAAAATCGGATCATGAAATGGGTCTGTCTACCGCCCAAACAGCCATTGAGGAACGCCGGAAGGAAGAAAAACACCAGACTGAGTTGGAGATTAAGAAAGAGACAGCAAGACATGGTATGAAAATGAAGGAAAAGGCGGTTAATAAACCGAAAACCGGACTAGTTAAAGGGGGAGGGAAGTAATGCAGGAGAAAATGCGTAAAAAAGGCGAGTTAGTTTCAGCAGTCAACGGGTTCAACCATACCCCTCCAATGGATGCGGTTATTGCCCTGTTGGATTTATACATTGAATTAACCAGAATTCAAAACGATGTCGCTCAAGAATCTGAACTTAAACACAACCAGGGGAAAATTGCGGCATTCAGGGAATTAAAAGATGTCATCACGCGAGGCAACCCGCAAAGACCTGTGTGAAAAATTATTGACAACGGAATTAATTTTATGATATATGGTAATCGGAAACATTGTGAAAAAGATTTGAAGCGTGATTTAACAACTTTTAATCATCAACCAGAAGAAGGAAAAGAAGGAAAAGAAGGAAAGAAGGAAAAGATAATGATGAAGTAAAGATGTCAAAACAGGAAGCTATTGAACTCTGTAAACTGTTGGAGGGAGCGAAAAGAATTATGCAGGGCAAGATAGCGAAAGCTTAAATCTCAATTAATAAACGAGACTAAAGGTCAACATTCAGGAATTAAATTTCCTTTCTGTTGACCTTTTTTTATTAAAAATGAGGGGAAAAATTATGAAAGAAAAACCGGATGAAAACACTGCCGCAGAAATTCTGTCACAACAGAATGAAGTATTTAATGAAGCATTTAATGAAGCAGAAGTAAAAAGTGAAGATGGGGTCCCTGCTTCCGGTCTGCCCGATCCCGGTGATTTAAGTAAAACCAAACCGGAACCATTTCATGCAAAAGGTGATGAACCATCTCCCGTTGATGATAAAAAATCCGGTACACCCGCTGAACCGCCTCCTTTGGAAGATTACGAACAAAAATGGAAAAGTCTCAACGGGATAATCAAGTCTAAAGAACAGCAGTTTCAAACCCGCGAATCAGAACTTTTAACAGAGATAGAGAAGTTAAAGACTCCACCGCCTTCTCNTCCTGTTGATGATAAAAATAAAAAAGTGGAAACCGGACTGGATGTCGAAACTCTTTTAAAAAATCTTAATCTTAACGATGAAGAAAAGGCCATGTTAAAAGAGTATGATGAAGAATTCGGATTAGTTTCCAGAGTGGAAAGTTTAAGACTCGGTAAAGCAATCGAATCAATTTACGGTATACTGAACGAAGGATTCCAGAAACAACTCAAAGAAGTAAAAAATGAATTCCAGAGTCAGTTGAAACCGACCGCAGAGTTTGTCGAAAAGACAACCAGGGAACGGGAAGAGGATGCAGTCAGCAACCACTTCAATACAATCGAAACGGCTTATCCTGATTATAAGACCTACCATGAAAATGGTAAAATCATCGAATGGATTCAAAGTAAACCGGCATATCTCCAAAAGGGAATGCTGGAAGTTTGCCAGTCGGGAGCAGCCGGGGAAGTTATTTCTCTTTTGGACGACTTCTATAAAGAAAGTAATATCCCGGTAACCAGTAATCCGCCTCAGAATAATGTTGTGGGAATGGACAGGGCCAAAAAAGACCGGAAGGCCGCCTTGACTCCTCCGCAAAGTAAACGCGGCGCAATAAATCCAAACCTTAAACCATCTGATGATTTCGATGGAGCGTTTGATGAGGCGATAAGTAAATAAGGAGAAAATTAAATGAATTTAACTACTTACGGAAATATAACTCCTAGAACTGCCGCCTTTGTTGCGGTGGATTTGTTAAAAAGAGCCATGCCGTATCTGGTGCTGGAAAAATTCGGTGGACGATAGTTTGGCCGAATAAAAAGTCCTTAAAGTCGGGGAACATCCTATAATAGGACAATCCCGAGCCAATCCGTAATGGAAGGTGTAACGACTATGAACGACGATGAATTTAGAGGAGCAGTAATAGGAATGATTTTAGGAGATGGAAGTTTATCGCATTGTGCTACAGGGAATACTAACTCGCATATAGATTATGCTCATTGCATGAAACAAAAAGAGTATGCTCTATGGAAGGCTGATATACTTAAAAATCTCACCACCGTTACGATCAAAGATGGAATTAGTAAATGCAAAGGGAAAGAATATTCAAAAGTGAGAGTTTTAACAAAGGCTCATCCTGTTTACACTCATTTATGGAAACGATTTTATCATCAAGGAAGAAAAACGATAGATTCTTTTTTGATGGAACAACTCACTCCTTTGGGTTTGGCAATCTGGTATCAAGACGATGGACATCTTAAAAATCATGAAGATTATTTAACTCCGATGTTGGAAACAAATTGTTTTAATGTGGCAGAGCATTTAATAATGACAAAAGTTCTTGCCGATAAATTCCATCTTGAATTTCGCTCGAATCATCTTAATGCAAAATATTTAATGTTGAGACTTCGCCGAAAAGACAGGGAAAAATTCTTTGATATTATACGAGAATTTATTCATCCTACAATGGAATATAAAATTAAGGATGATGGAAAAACATTAAGAGAATTTGGCGATCCGATGGAATGCAAATGCGAAATATGCGGAGAGAAAATTATTAAAGCATTTACCTTGCGTAATGATGATCGCCGTGGAAGATTTTGTCGCAAATGTTATAATTCTCATCGTTCAATAATTGGGACGACTCGCAATCAATATAGTGAGNCAANANATAGTCTGGACCCNGTNGNAATACCGGGAGTTTGTTAGAAATAATAAACCAAGGGAAACCTTGTAACAATGATGCAAGCTAAAAGTTTACCTGCAAACAAAACGCAGTCTATGAAGTTCAGGCGTTATAACAGTCTGGGACTTCGCACAACGGCATTGACTGAAGGNGTAACTCCTGTGGCNGATAAAATGACCGCAACAGANATAACNGCAACCTTAAGTCAGTACGGCGGCTTAATCGGTATTACTGATGTTGTTCAGGATACCCATGAAGACCCGGTTATGCAGGAAGGAATTGCCGTTATCGGTGAACAGGCGGCCAAGACAGTTGAAACATTACGTTATAATGTGCTCAAGGCGTGCAGCAACGTTTTCTATGCGAATTCAGTTGCCTCCCGTGATTTAGTCGCAGCGGCCATTTCACGCGCCGACCAGCGTCGGATTGTCCGCGCACTGGAACGTCAGGAAGCCGGATTTGTAACCAATATTGTCAAATCCACTCCGTCGTTCAATACCGAATCCATCCTCCCGGCTTATGCCGGTGTAACCCATGTCGACCTTACATCCGATATACGCGGACTTACGGGATTCACTTCTGTAGCGGATTACGGAAAAGTCTCTCCATGGGAAACAGAAATTGGTTCCTGTGAAGATGTCCGCTATCTGAAATCCACAATCTTTACTCCCTATAATGGCGTGGGCGCGACAACTTCAACCATGATAGCGACCGGCGGTAACTGTGATGTTTACCCGGTAATGTATTTCGGCAAAGACGCTTACGGGTTTATCGCTCTCAAAGGTAAATATGCGATTACTCCCATGGTGGTCAACCCGAATCCGAGTATTGCTGATCCATTAGCGCAAAGAGGTTCAATTTCCTGGAAAACCATGCAAACAACGGTTATTTTGAATGACGCCTGGATGGCGGTTGCCGAGGTTGCATGTACGAATTAAAGTAAGTTATTGATATATAAGGTCTTTTCGTATATACTGAAATAAAAAAAGGTGCAACGAAAGGGTCGAAAATGGCAACGTTACAGCCTTAAGTGAGAGTTGGCTTGAGACTGTATAGGCCAACCGTGCTGAACATCCCGGCGGGTACGGTAACTGAATTGAAGACCGGGACAACTCAACTCACAATTTAAAGGAGTAATATTATGGCTTACGCAAAATTTGACGATCCTAAAATCAGCGCCGAGAATGCCAAACGAAAAGCGCCGCAGGCTTTCTATGATGATACTATTCGCCGGACTATTCAGGGTATTGTAAATAGAGTAGTTGCCGGAACAGNTGGTACGGCGGGTACGGCGGGTGCGGGTGNGGCTGCCGGGACTGCCGCAACTGGAGTGTATACCGGCAATCCCGTGTTAGCTTCCATCAATGGTTCAATCTACACCATCGTTGCTACCGATAACATCAATCTCGGCACCGGCGCTTATTCCGGAAGCAATATTCAAACCGGTATGGGTTCGATGGGAACCAACTGCTGTTGCAGGTTCCTTTTTTACGGCGGGACGGATGGCACTGCCAGGGTATGCGGCCCGGGTAATATTGTCAGTAAAAACGATTACGCAACTCCGGCGTTGGCCGCTGCGGAATGTAAACTTCCCGACCTTCCCGATAACTGTGTGGCTCTGGCTTCCATGTTATTGCAGGGTCCGGCAGCTGTCGGGGTAAACTTCAGTGTTGGCGGGGCCGGTACAATGGGCACATGCACTTTCACTCAATTGGTACATATGCCGTATCAGGAACCGTTTGTGGCGGAATCGTAAAAAATTAATCAATTAACCAACAGGAGGAGGGGCAACTCTCCTCCATAACCAATAAAAATGAGGGGCGACTATTATGGCTTTTACAAGAGAAGAAAAAACAGAAGAATTAACTGCGGCTAGAAAACTGGAGTTGGATATGAAGAAAAATCCGGAAAAGTATTTTACCGGCCCGGGCAGCCATATCCGCGACCGTATTATCATTAACCAGACTCCCGACATTCCGTCAGAGGGTGTTTTTATTTCCCTTAACGGATTTGCTTATTTAGCCAAACCGGGAGTCGAAATAGATATCCCGAGACCTGTTCGTACCATGCTGGATACAAGAATAAAAACGGACACTATCCAGATTCAGAATCCGGATGGAAATTATAAGTCTCAGGGAAGAGATATGCCCAGAATTACTTATATACTAATCAAAGAAGATGTCGGCAGGGAAGAAGTTCCGGCAACGGAGCAAACATGACAGGAAGAGAATTGATTGCCCATATGCGGGAAAGCGTGCTGGATGATGTGTCCATACCCTATTTATGGCCGGATACGGAACTCCTTCGTTTTCTCAATTATGGTGAAGTTCAGGCATGCCGCCGGGCGCATCTGATCATTGATGCAACCACGTCTGATGATTCGGGAACAGCCGCAACCGCTTCAACAGCTGGGCAGAAATCTCTGTGTGTTCTTNCTGTTATAGCTGATCAGGGAGTGTATCAACTCAGTNCCAAAATCCTGCAAGTNAAACGATGNCAGTTAAAATCTATGACCTGGCCTCTTCGCGGCCCTCTNCATTATCCTCAGGTTGATGAAGAATTCAACGCCTGGTGGGGAACCAGCGGAACGGTGGGCACATGCGGTAGTGGCGGGTATCCTGACGCATTTCTCAATGAGCCGGGTAATACCATAACTTTTA